CCAAGACCAGATGAACAAAGACCTTGCCGACCGCCAGAGCCAGATGGAAACGGCTATGGCAGACAAGAATACGCGTGACCTTGACGCGCAAACTAAGTTCCAGCAATCTTCTGCCGACATCCAAGCCGCGTTTTTAGACGCCAAGCAAAAAGCGCAGGAAACTTACGACACCACCGTTGCCGACTTACAGAAGAAAGCAGCCGACCAAGCGCTTGCTTTAGAGCAGCAAGCAGCAGACAAGCGCAACCAGATTATCCAGCAATCTATTGGAGTGCTGACAACCGCATGGGCTAATGCCACCGCAACTGACGCAGGTAAGTTATTTGCTTCTGGCGACCAGACGGCTACTGGACTTCTTACAAGTCTCCAAAACCAATTAACTTCTATTAACAAGTTACAATCTGACGCAGGGGCGCTCGCGTCTGCTGGTTACTCTCAGGAATTTATTAAGAATGTCGTAGACCAAGGTCCGCAAATGGGCGATGCTATGTCGCAAGCAATCTTGGCAGCAACCCCAGATACTCAGAACCAGATTAAGCAACTTTATAGCCAAATCCAAAACACTTCTGCTACTGGTTTAGACGCACTTGCTCAGCAAATGAATGACGGCACCAACTTTGCTACTCAGCAAATGGCTGCGGCTTACGCCCAAGTTACCGTAGACTTAAATACTTCTCTTGCTGCCAATAACACCGCTTTATCTGACGGAATTGCTCAAGCCCAAGACGCTCTCAACAAAGCCATGACTGCCGCCCAAGACGCGCAAACTTTGGCTATGCAAAAGGCTCACCAAACTCTTACTGACGCGCTTAACTCATCCCAGCAGCAATACGACAAGCAAATCCAAAGCATCTCAGATAGCACTATGTCTAAGTTAGACGCTCTCCAGACCAAGATAGCAGCAACCGCACAGGCGATTACTACTCTCGGTGGCACTCCTGTCGTTGGTAGTTATACCCCTTACGCTGCCGACCAAGCAGCCTCGCTTAACTATGGACCTAGCACTTCTGTCACCATGCCAGCCCAGACCGCTAATGCCAATCCTTTGCTACCTAATAACGCACCAGCGGGTTCGGGAGCAACTACTAATGTAACTATCTATGGTTACAATCTCACAGACCCCGTAGCAACTGGTCAGCAAGTTATTGCTCAAATTAGCAACGGCACAACTCAAGGTGTTAGCCCTGCTACCGCTATAGGCGTTGCCGCCAAACTAGCAGCGATGGGTATGTAATGGCTACCGTATCTTCACTCCAATACTATTCCTTCGCTTTTAACGGATTTATCTTTGGTGGTACTGGCTCGCCTTACCAAGTAACCAAAGTAGACGGCTTAGAAGCGTTGCCTAATATCCGTAACCAAGATGACTCACGCGGTTATGCCGATGGTATGTTTTCGGGTAACGATTTCCTCTCAGGTCGCACTATCACTATTTCAATTCTTACCTTGCCCGGCAACGGTAATACTGCTCATAAAAACTTCGACCTTCTCCAAGGTGCCTTATTGCCTCAGCGCTCAGGAACTACTCCGCTCCAATTCCAGCTTTCTGCTGCTGGCGGACTCCAGCGCAGAAAGCTGGAAGTGCGTGGAAATATCACAACCGTAGACCCTGAATACACTTACGGCTACATTAAATCGGTTTACACATTTTTCTGCCCTGACCCTCGCTATTATGACGACACTCTCCAGTCGGCTACCCTCGCCGTTGGTAACCCTCTTGGTCGCCAATATAACCGTACTTACAACCTTTCTTATGGTGGTGGTTCTTCCACTCTTACGACAACCGTTACTAACGCAGGTTGGGCTACGACTTACCCCATCATTACTCTTAACGGACCCATCACCAACCCAACCCTTGGTAACTCAACGCAAAGTGCCTACATAACTATCTCTGGCACTTATGCCAATACCGATACCCTTATCATTGACCTTGACCAAAAACTTGTTACTCTTAACGGTAACCCCGCTCGTAACCTTATTAGTGGCGGTTCTAACTGGTTCTCTGCCCCTCCGGGTAATAACTCATTCTTCCTAGCGGGAACAGGTACACTTATCGGCACTACGGCGGCGACAATTACTTGGCGCAACGCGTATATCTAAGGAGATGAAATGGCTTTAAGAACCCCACCAAGCTGGCTCCAAAACGGTAGTCACCCCGCAGAAAATGACCGCCTTACCATGCAGTCAATTTGGAAAACTAGCGGAATCATAAACTCGACCGACTTAGCGGTTACCCAGAACTCTCCTGCTGGTATGTCCGTTCTCGTAGCCTCGGGTTGGGCGGCTATTCTCGGTACGACTCAATCTAATATGGGCGTATATATGGCGTATAACGACGCTACTACGACCCTAACGGTAAGTACCGCTAACCCTTCTAACCCTCGTATAGATATCGTCGTGGTAACCGTTAATGACGCTTACTACACAGGTTCACTTAATAACGTTGCTTTTCAAGTAATCGCAGGAACTCCCGCTTCCTCTCCCGTAGCTCCTTCGACCCCTGCTAACTCTATTCTCCTTGCGACTATTGCTGTTGGAGCTGCCGTAACTTCGATTACCAACTCAAATATCACCGACAATCGCGTCAAGACCACAACCAACATTAACCCCGCAGTTAATGCCCCTGTAACTGGATTACTAGAAACTGCTTATATCGCAGGTTCAGCTATTGCCAGCTCTCAGAATATAGATATCGTAACTTCGACTTCATGGTGGTTCACAACTGCTGCTACAGCTAACTTTGCTCTTAACTTCCGAGGTAATTCATCTACTACTCTTAACTCCATTCTTCTCACAGGGCAGACAGTTACCGTAGTAGTCGCCAATACCAACGGCTCAACTGCCTACTATCCAAATGCTTTTACTATTGACGGCTCATCAGTTAGCCCTAAGTGGCAAGGCGGAACGGCTCCTAGTACCGGAGACGCTTCGGCTATTGACGCCTATGTATTTACTATCCTAAAGACCGCTTCGGCTACTTATACCGTTCTTGCCTCAGCGACTAAATTCGCGTAAGGTCTAGCTTATGTCTCCGTTAATTACTACTAAAGCGAGCGCCTCGGCGCAGGGATATGGGTTATTTTCCGCTTCTGCCGTAGCAAGCAACTTTTATTCGATTGCCACAGTAACCCCTAGCGGAACTGGGTCATTTAGTTTTTCTTCTATCCCAAGCACTTGGACTCATTTGCAACTTCGTGTCATTAGTCGTGATACTCGTTCCGCAGCAACAAATGGTTATATATTTCAATTCAATGGTGATGGTTCTGCTAGTTATACTTATCATGATATTTATGGCAACGGATCATCAATCAGCGTTGACTATGGTGCCAATCAAACCTTTGGAAATGCTGGTTATAGCGTTTCCGCTAGTACATTTTCACAGGTTTTTGCTGTTGGGATTTATGATTTTGTTGATTACTCAAATACAAACAAATATAAAGTTTATAAACAATTAGGTGGATTTGATTTGAATGGTTCAGGAACATTAGTTTTTGGGTCGGTTTTATGGATGAATACAAACGCAATCAATCAAATTACTATTCTTCCCGGAGCTTCGGCAAATTTTGTTTCTGGAACTTCTTTCGCATTATATGGGGTGAAATAAATGACTGCTGGCGCAACTTATACTCCAATCCAATCCGTTACTCTCACAACGGCTGTTGCTACTGTAACTTTTGGTAGCGGTGGAACTTTGCCTCAAACTTATACTGATTTAGTTTTAGTTTGCAATCCTAAAGGTTCGGCTGGCGGGAACGGAATCATTTTCAATTTGAATGGAGATTTTGGTTCAAATTACTCGGATACAATTTTGAGAGCAGATGGTTCAACCGCTTCATCAGCGCGGCAATCAAACAATAGTTGTGGAAATATATCCAATCTTTCAGGATTGCCAACCGCAAGTTTTGGAACATACGAAACACATTTTATGAATTATTTCAATACTTCTACATTCAAAAATGTTTTTTCTCGCGGTAGTAACGCCGACAGTGGTGGCGGAGTTGATATTATTGGTAATTTATGGCGATCAACTTCAGCAATTACTTCAATTTTAGTTTCTACAACTGGTGGAAATTTTACAATTGGTTCTCAATTTACTCTTTACGGAATTGCGGCGGCATAACCATGACCTCATTACCCACTTATACTTTGATTCAATCGGCTACTTTGACCACTTCGGCCGCCACCATCACCTTAGGCAGCGGTGGAACTATTCCTCAGACCTATGCGGATTTGAAATTAGTTGCAAGCGTTAGAGAAACATCGGCGCAAATTGATCCAACCGCTTACATATCTTTCAACGGTTCTAGTACTAATTTTTCATATAAATGGTTATATGGTGCTGGAAGTGGTGGATATGGTTCCGCTGGTGGTTCATCAAATCAACTTTGGGATGACAATGGTTCAAGCGCTACTTCAAACACTTTTGGTTTTGCTGTTTTTTATATTCCGAATTATACAAATTCAAATTATAAAAGTTTTTCTTTTGAAACAATTCAAGAAAATAATGGTAATTATGGTTCACAAATTCTTGGGGCTGGATTATGGAGTACCAGCAGCGCAATAACTTCAATTACTCTAAGTCCAGCATCCGGAAATTTTGTAACATATTCCAATTTTTATCTGTACGGTATCAAGAATTCCTAACCTATCAAGGGAGCAATCATGACAACTGACACACCTATGGCCGTTGAGGTCAACTGCGAGACTGGCGAAGTTACCAGCCGCCCGCTGACCGCCGAAGAAATCGCCGAGCGCGAAGCCGCCGCCGCACAATATGAGGCGAACGCTAAGGCTAAGGCTGACGCTGACGCGGCTATTGCTAAAGCTAAGGCTTCGGCTCAGGCTAAGCTAACGGCTCTCGGTCTAACGGCTGATGAGGTCGCTGCTCTAGTAGGATAAAGGTATGGCTACTTCCTACCGTTATCTTTTTGCTGACTTAGCAACTAACGCGATTCTTGCTGAACTGCCGCTTACTGGTGTTAATTTCACGCAGCAGTTAAATACGGCTGGAACTTTTACGGGTCAGCTTTTACTTTCTGGAGTTAATGCCGCGAGCCTTAATGTCCTTAATGCAACCCTGCCGAATAAATGCGTTATCTATGTAGACAGAAACGGGCAACTTATTTGGGGCGGGGTTATCAGTTCCCGTGAATACAATTCTCAAAGTCAGCTACTTAAACTAACTGCCCGTGAGTTTCTTTCGTATTTTGAAAGCCGCATTATTTCTCAAACTGTCTCTTTTACTGCCGTAGACCAACTCCAAATTGCTCAGCAACTTATTAGCAACGCGATGGGCGTACCGTATGGAAATATCGGATTGCTCTATAACCAAGACGCAGGTTCTACTAACGTTTCTGGTGTAACGGTTACGCGCACTTACTATAACTATGAAATGAAAACTGTCCTTTCTGCTATCCAAGATTTAGCTAAGCAAACACAAGGATTTGATTTTGAGATTTCTGTCTACTATGACGGTTCGGGTACTCCTGCTCGTTCTTTCAACACTTATTTCCCAAAGTCAGGAGATACCTACTCCAGCACTTCCACGACCGTTCCAGTTTTCGAACTAGGCGGCAACATATCTGTCTACGATTATGCTGAAGATGGGTCTAAGACGGCAAACACCATTTACGCGACAGGAGCAGGTTCTAACGAAAGTGAACTTATTGCTACGGCAACGGATAGCACCAAATTTGCTGCTGGTTGGGCGTTACTAGAAACTACTACTAGCTACTCAGATGTCACCGACACCACACTTCTTTCTGGATTGGCGACAAGTCAAGTAAATGCCGTTTCTTACCCGCCGATTACTCTTAAAATTTCTGCTCCGCCATATCTTGACCCCGTATTTGGAAGTTATGAACTAGCAGATGAGGCGCGGATTCGTATTCAAGACCCGTTTTTTCCTAACGGGTATGACGCAATTTTTCGTATTATTGGTCTAACGGTTACGCCCGGCGAGAATGGACCCGAGCAAATCACTCTCACCCTAACGACAGGAACTTACTGATGGGATACTTAAACTTAGCCCCCGACCTTAAAGTTGTTTTTGACGATATAAAGTTGCGCCTTCGCAAGTTAGAAAATTCGCATCGCTTTACTGCTCCTGTCGTTGCCACCGACCCTGCTCATCCTCGCAAAGGTGACATCTGGATTAACTCCACGAGCAATACTGCTAAGATAGTTGACGCAAATGGAACTGTCCGCACCATAACTTGGGTCTAACCCAATATAACCCGAAAGGGCGCAACTATGTTATTTTGGAACAACGCCTCAACTATCAGTAACGGTATTTGGGCGGCTTTAGAAAGTGTAGTAATAATCGGCGCACCTTTCTTTTACATTAACCGAATGTTCCGCAAAATGGATAAGCGGTTGGACAAAATTGAATACCAGTTATACGAAAACGGTGGCGGGTCAATGAAAGACCAACTAAACCGTCAAGACGCGGCTTTGCACGAACTCCAAGTAAACCAAGCGATTATCAAAACTAAACTCGATATCTAATGGACGCGCATGACCAAGCCATCACGAACTCCTATGTCGTCCACTATCCGCCGCATGAGCCGCGTGAGAGCGACCCGAACTACAAAGATTTCAACGCCTTCCGTAACAGAACCAAAAACACCGCACGGTGCGCTATTGGCGCTCATCGCAATGATGAATCGGAATGTGGCGGAGGACTAGAACTCCACCACGCTCATATCGAATTTTCGCTCCAGAACGGAGTAGACTTAAAGTGGCTGGAAGTGGATTATCCTGGAGTCTCTGACCCTAACGAAGTCGGCGCTTGGGTAGAATCAGCAGCGAATCTCATGTGGTTATGCGAAAAGCACCATAGGGGAGTCGGTGGTATCCACCACGCTTCTGCCTCTGACTATGAGGCGGAAAAGTATGTTCGTTCCCTTATTGGAAAGAAGGATAAAGATGGCACTAAAGATTAAGATTTCGGCAACCCAGAAGGCGCTTATTGAGCATTACGGCTACGGCATTATCGCTGCTGGATACGCAACCTACCAACTCAACCACCGCAATATTAAAGAAATCGTTGTCGGCGGTCTTGTCGGTGGCTTGCTCGTACCTATCTTGGCAAAGGTCAATCCCAAGTCACTTATTAACCAAATTTCATCCGTCACGGGCGCTCCTACCACTTTGGTAGCACCAGCCGTAGACGCTGCTTTGGCTGAAGCACAGAAGGTCGCTAAGGCAGACACACCTAAGTAATTTCGCTGCCGAAAACCCCTACCCTGCCGCAACTCAGGTCGTAGGGGTTTTCTATATAGATTGGGGCAAGAATGGCAACCGCGTTAGATATCGTTACTACTGCACAAAAACAGACAGGTTTTTACGGTGGTGCTACTGACGCGAATCCTTACGGGGATTGGTACGGGATTTCTAATGAGCCTTGGTGCGCCATGTTCGTCTCTTGGGTATTTGCCCAGAATAATCTTTCCAATTTAGTCGCCGCTCAGACGCCTAAAGGGTTTTCCTATTGCCCTGCTGGTTTGACTTGGTTCCAGCAGAAAGGGCAAGTCGTTCCTAAGTATTCGGGACAAGCGGGAGATTTAGTTTTCTTTTCGTGGGCAGGTAATGGACAGGCTGACCATGTAGGTATTGTCGTTGCTGCTAGCCGTGATGGTATTACTACGATAGAAGGCAATACGGGTCCTGAGCACATGACGGACGTTAGCCAGTATGACGGGCATGGTGTCTATATGCGTCATAGGGCATATCTTTATGTCTTAGCCATAGTCAGACCTAACTATGAAACGGTAGTTAAGCCAGCGCAATCCTTGGGAACCAATAAGTTAGTGGCGGGTGGAGTCGCGGGTGCGACTGCCCTTGGGGCAGGCGGGGTTGCGGCTACTCATCAGACAACCCCCACGACAACTAAAGTAACTACAACTTTTAGTGCTCCCGCGTGGAAGGCTAGTGATTTCGTGCCTAAGGCGAAAAGTGCCTCGACCCTTGCCGTAGAGAAGGCTCTTTTTAAGGCTGGATTGCTCCCTGCGGTCGCCGAAAATAGTGCTTGGACAACGGGTGACCAAAGCGCCTTAAAAGCCTTCCAGAAGGCTCACAACCTCGTCCAAGGGGCTATGAACCAGACAACCTATAATTTACTTATGAAAGAACTGCCATGATTCGTTTCCATGTAACCGACCCTAAGGCGCTGACGCTTGCCGCTGGTACTGCCATGACCACATGGGGCGCTACGGGATTTTCTACTGATATTAAAAAAGTGCTTATGTATGTCCTGCCAAGTTTTATCGGCGGGGGTTGCGTTCCCCATAACCCAACCAGCCGCCCAGATGTCCAGCCCGAGTCGCATATCGTGACTCCGTATGTCAATAATCAGGTGGTTTCTTAACTTCCATCTTTAAGTCTTTACTGCTACATTTCTTTTATGGCTTTATCAGACGCAATTCAGGCTCATGTAAAAAAAGAAAGCAATCTTTGCGCGGTTGGTTTGCTTATTGAGAAACTATCCGAAGGGGATAAAAAAACCCTACTAGACGCCATCGCAAGCGGTGTCTCTACTCACGCTCTTGTTTTGGCACTTCGCCAAGAAGGTTACCGAACCAGCGATAATAATTTCAATACTCATAGGCAGGGGAATTGCAAATGTCCGACCAAGTAAAAAAGATTTTGGAAAACCGTCAAGAAGAATACGGCGACCCGCTTCCTAATTTTCGCATGATTGGTCGTATCTGGGGCGCAATGCTTAATCTCACCCATGACATTCCTGCTTACCAAGTTGCGTTAATGATGGACGCATTTAAGTCGGTGCGGTGTATTGCCAACCCTGACCATCTAGATTCATGGAACGATAAATTGGGTTACACAACCCACGCTCTCGACATGGTGAAGTTCCGTAATGACTCTTGATAAACGCTTAAGCGAGTTGCCACCAGAAATCGAATCACAAGATGTCACAGAATTGCGGAGAGCGCTTGTTCGCACTCAAAAGCAATTACTGGAAGCCAAGCAACGCACTAACGAATTAGTTGAGGCAACTATCCAAGCAGCGCGTGACGCTACTTTGGCTCTTGGTGCTATTCCCGCTATTACTCCGCCTAAGTTAGACACCCGCAAAAAAGCGGCAGAGGTGGCTCTTTGGCACATGACCGACTGGCAAGGGTCAAAAATGACTTCTTCCTATAACTCCGAAGTCATGCGGAAACGCGTTTTTGGTTTTGTGGATAAAGCAGAAAAGATTACTGACATCCAACGCACTCACCATCCCGTCAAAGATGTGGTCATTCTTTTTGGTGGCGATATGGTGGAAGGTCTTTTTAACTATCCCGCTCAACTTCACGAAGTAGATGCAACTATCTTTGGTCAGTATGTAAATGTCTCGCGCTTAATCGTTGAGACAGTACGGCGGGCGCTATCTATCTACGAAAAAGTAACTGTCGTTGCCGAGTGGGGCAACCATGGAAGAATTGGTAGCAAGAGAGCAGATGTTCCTAAGAACGACAACATCGACAGAATGTGCTACGAGTTAGCGCGTCAGTTGCTCGAAAATGAAAAGCGTTTAACTTGGGAAGATTGCCCAGAGGATGTCCAGAGAGTCCAAGTAGGAAACTATCGCGCACTTCTTATTCATGGTGACGAAGTGGGGCGTAATGGATTTGCCTCTCCTACCGCTATCGTCCAACACGCTAACCGTTGGCGCTCAGGTGCTTACCCTTGGGAATTTAGAGATGTCTATGTCGGTCACTATCACACTCACGCTTGCTGGCCGATGGCTAATGGACTCGGAAGTGTCTACCAAACTGGTTCGACGGAGTCAGATAACCGCTACGCACGAGACTTGCTAGCCGCTTCAGCCATTCCTTCACAGAGACTCCATTTCATAGACCCCGATAAAGGTCGGGTTACCGCCGAGTATAAAGTCTGGCTAGATTAAATCGAGAACTGAGTCGTCAATTCCATCTTCGGGATTGCGACATTCAGAAAACTCGTAGACATACGCGAAAAGCGGGGGCAACTAATCCTCGTCCTCGTCATCGTAATCGTCAAAATCTGGAACCGTTGCGTACTCAGCCAACGGGTCTAAACCTTTCTCCTTGCACATTTCCAAAGCCTCGTTAAGCAGGCTTTTAGTGCGATTAGTAATGTCATCTATTGCGTCAGGATAGTTGGCGTCACTATCTATTCCAACCGTCAAAGCACCGAGGGAAACGAAGATGTAGGTCATAGCGGGATTCTACCCTTAACGAAAATAGTTGGTCAGATTGGTTGGTTTTGTAACACTTCTATCCTAAAATTAAAGCATAGACGGCGCTCGGTCGTCTAACTAGGCAAAGGGGTAGGAAATGTTCAAGTCATCTAACCAACGCGAATCGTTGGTTTCAACCGTCTCAACCGTTACAATTACTCAGGGTGAAAGCATTATCAAGTGGTACAAGAACGCCAGCAATAAGTTTTACCAAGAGGCGATTCTTTACTCTACTATCGAAGAAAATGTCTGGAACTCTTGCCGTTACCACATCGCTGCTTACGGCGAAAAAGGTTCATTCATTCTTGCTACTTACAAGAATGGCGATATGGCGCTCTTTGCTTTTGAGACAATTATCAAGACAGGAGACACTCCACGCTGCGCGTGTGGCGATACTGACTTCTTTAAACTTGTCGAAGGCATGGATGGACAGAAGTTTCCATACTGCCATACCTGCTATGACGATGTTAAAGGTTTTTCCTTTGAGCGTTTTGTGGAGGCATAATGACTCCCAATTGCAATCGCGGAAAGAAGATTATGCGCGTCAAAGAAATGGCGCGCATAGCAGAGGTGGATACCACCGAACTTGATTTCGAGACACTTGCACCAATTTGGCGAGCAGCCGAAGCGGATGAGTGGGCGCTCGTAGAGGACATGATTTGGGCTGCCAAAAAAATTAAAACTTTTTCTTAAAACTTGGTTGTCCTGCTAAGTATTTTATCCTAAAATAAAAGCATGAAGACGGCAACGGGTCGTCTAGAAAATAAGGAGTGGCAAATGTCTCAAGCAACTATCTCAGAAAACCAGTTAAACTCGTTGGTTTCTACCACCGTTACTATTACTTGGAAAGCCTTTGCTGCTACGGCAGCAGAAAAGGGCAGAATTGTTTCTTCTGTAAGTTTCGTTTTGCCTCACGACTATTCCAACGAAGAGCATACGCTCTGGCTGCTTAACTCGCTTTACTCAAATACCAATCGCTACGAGGGTGTCCTCTGGAGAACTATTGAGCCACTTCTTGACCCACGCCGTACTCATACCGCTCTCAGCGTTGGTGATGAAATCCAACTTTACCATTCTGGAAGCAAAGCAGTTCACACTTGGCGTGTAGAGGAAATGGGCTGGTTGCTCGTTTCTCGTATCTAGCAGTAATCGCCTACTTTGGAACTTGCGAGGGTTCGATTCCCTCGGTAGGCACTAAAGAATCCGCAGGGGATTCTTTTTAACCGAAAGGCAAATCATGCTAGTAAAACCAGCAAACCGTGTAGCACCGCAGTACCGTCTCGGCGCTCGCGCTCAGTCAGCAAGCACCATCAAGGAAGCACTTCATATCGCAGGTCTTGACGGCGAAGTAAAGGTGTCAGATTACGCCGTAAACGCTACCGTGATGACCGAAGAAGGTGTTTCCACCATTTCTGTACTAGACAAGTTTATGACCTACCGCCAAACCGCGACAGACCTTGTTCCTCTTGGTGTAGTCGGCAAGCGTTATGTTCCTATTCAAGATGTCGAAGCCTTCGATTTTCTTAACCTGCTCGTAGATGAGTCGGGTGCTAATTTCGATTCTGTCGGCACTTTGGCTGGCGGTAAGCGCACGTATGTCTCTATCGAAATGCCAAGCACCATAACTATTGCTAACGATTCGACCCAGATGTATCTTTTCGCTTCTAACTCCCATGACGGTTCGACTGCTTTTAATGTCGGCGTTACTCCTGTCCGTCTTGCTTGCACCAACCAGATTCGCCGAGTTGTTCGTAGCGCGCCTGCCAAGATTTCGCTTAAGCATACGAGCGGATTAAAGGGCAAAGTTGCTCAGGTTCAGGAAACACTTGGTCTTATCTATAAGTACCAAGACGCTTTCGAGCAAGAAGTATACGAACTTCTCAACGCTGACTTTTCTAGCACCGATTACGAAAAGTTGGTCGAAACTATCGTCCCTATTAACTACGACATGGATACCAAGACCAAGATTACGACTTCAGAAACCATGCGCGGGGATTTGCTTAACCTCTGGAACGCACCAACCCAAGACGGTATTCGCGGAAGCAAGTACGCAGCATTTAACGCAGTTGCCGAATACGCTGACTGGTTTAAGCCAGTACGCGGTGGCAACGATAAGGAAGTAATGCGCGCAGAGCGAATCCTTACTGGTGCTGGTGACGAACTCAAAACTAAGGCGCTCGCGCTTCTCTAAAAGTTAAATGGTGGGGGAGATACTTTTCCGTCTCCCCCGCTAAAACTTTTTCTTTTAGATGGTTGTGTTAGTAAAAATTCTATGCTATAATTAAAGCACAAGACGGCATCAGGTCGTCTAAAAAGATAGGTGCAGGAATGGCATATACTAGAGACAGTCAGCGTTCGCGTTTGTATGCGGCAGAGTCAGTCATCTATGGTAAATACAAATCTAAGTGGGCAGTTAAATATAGTCAATACGACTTGAACTCAAATACTCCAATTGTTTTTTGTCAGCGTTATGTAGATTTAATTCTTTCTCAGAAGTTTATTACCAAACGCTATGGTCAACGCAGAATTGCAGTTAAGTCGGGTCGTGGTGGGGCTATGGCTATTGGGGGAAGCATTATTTCCCTTGGACGGTGGGCAAGAGATGAATCTGTCGTCTTGCATGAAATAGCCCATTGTTTAACTCCGTTTTCGAAGCATGGTCCAGAGTTTGCTGGGGTTTACCTGTTTCTGGTTAGAAGCGTTCTGGGCAACGAGGCGGCAACTGAGTTGCGTCAGTCGTACAGAACTAATCGCGTTCGCTACAACAACAACCATATTCCAGTTATCAAAAAAGAAATTAAGAAGATGGTTGTCCGACCAAACATTTCCTTCTATTATTAAGGCATAAGACGGCGCAAGGTCGTCTAAAAGAAAAAGGGTAGGTAGTAAAAATGGCAAATAACCAGTTAAATTCGTTGGTTATAGACAAGTCAGTAACTAAGGTTCAGATTGCTGGCATTCTTCGCAAGGCAAAAATTGTCCGTTACCGCAAAGTGTCTGCGGGTGGCTCAATGCTGCGCGACATTAGAACTCACTACGCTCATTACTCAGGCGTAGAGGTTACCGAAAATGCGACTTCATTTAATGTCGCGTCACGCAATTCTCGCCCGCAGTATAAGAAAGTAACGACAGGCGAATTTGATATTACTTTCACTCACGGCTATAGCGGTCAAAAGTTTACAGAAGAAGAAGCAGCCGTCATTCTTAACCAAGCAGTCAAAGCACTTAAGGCGAACGGTTTTGTTGTAATCGCTGAATATTCTTTGCCTTGTATCCGAGTAGCAAAGTTGGTGGCATAAATGTTAAATCTTATTGTTGGTTTCGTTATAGCACCTCTAATCGGTGCTGCTCTAGCCTATGTCTTTGGCACTTGGATTGAGCGCGAGTCTACTTGGCACTTCACCCGCCGAGGCATAATCGTCCTTCTTGTCTTTGGGGCGATTGTCGGTGGTCTTATCTATTATGTTGACTGCAACCTCTGGTGGGGTTGCGATGGCAATACTTGCGGATACCGATGGGGGAGAATCTAATGGACGCTCATGTTCGTATGTTTATGGTTAATGCTGCGGTCAATCTTAAGAAAGCAGTAGCCGTAGATGACCCGTCACTTACTTGGGCGGTCATTTCTAATCTCCATAATGTTATCGGCAGTTTTGAGGAAAAAGCGTTAGAAGATATGAAAGAAAAGTTACACCCAACGGGGAAACCCAGAATCAGGAAGGCAACCAAATGACAGGAAACGCAACTCTCGCCGTCTCACCCACGCAAGGTTTCTGGGATGAGAAGCAAGTGGCAGCACTTAAGCAACTAGGTCTGGGAAATGTAAGCAAGGGAGATTTAGCAGTCCTTCTCCACTATTCACAGAAAACTGGCTTAGACCCATTCGCACGACAGATTTACATGATTGAGCGCGGTGGTAAGGCGCAAATTCAAACCAGCATAGATGGCTTTCGTATTATCGCGCAACGCTCTGGCGAGTACGCAGGTCAGACTCCGACCCTGTGGTGCGGAGAAGATGGTGTTTGGAAAGAAGTATGGCTCTCCAAAGAGTTTCCGTCAGCAGCGCGTGTAGGCGTTTATCGCAATGGTTTCGAGGAAGCCCTCTACGCGATTGCTAAGTGGGATTCCTACGCCGTTCCTTCTAGCCCAATGTGGAAGAAAATGCCTGACCTTATGTTGGGTAAGTGTGCTGAGGCACTCGCGCTTCGCAAAGCATTTCCGCAAGACTTGTCGGGTATCTATACCAACGATGAGATGAACCAAGCCGAAGAACCTGCTAATCGGTTTATGGTGGAGTCACCAGCAGTTGTCGTAGAAGCACCTGCTATCCCGCAAGCAAAGGCTAAGAAGGATTACAAACCTACCGACCCTGACGCTATCGTTTTAGCAATTGTCGCAAGCAATAACGAAGATGAGTTGCGCGATATTTGGAAGAACTTCGAGCCTCAACTTGATGAAGAAGTAACTGTTAATGACCAGAAAGTTTCTTTGCGTAGCCTTATCTTGGAGCGCCGTAAAGCATTTACGGAAAAGGTGGCGTCATGACCAAGCCAAAGTATTCGCGTGAATTCGTAGATGACTTGATTAAGGTCAAGCAGTTGGCTTTGGAACTTATTGACCTTACTCAAAATCTTGTAGATGAAGTCGTTCATGGCAACGCCGAAAACGAACTCCAAAAGCAGGAAGAACTTTATTCTCCGACCAACCCGAGTCCTTTCGGTTCGGCGGTTGGCGTTACTGCGCGTATCCGTTGGAAAGAATCTAAGGACGAAAGTGATGCATACTTTTCTTTTGAGCAGGTAGACGAAGAAACCATGCACACGCCTTCGGGAATTTTTGCGGGTGAAATCTTTATGGTTTGCACTCCCAAAGAATTCATGGAAGGTTTCCCATTAGAACCATTCGAGTTGGTGTGATATGGACGAGATAGATTTCGCAGAACCTATCTTGCCCTACGCTGGCACTTCGGGCTGGTCGGGAAGTGATTCCAGTCTTGCGGCAATTATCGCGCAAGATAAAGACGGCAGAACTCTCACCCAGCAACGAACGGCTTTTAAGTGGGTAGTAGAGGCTGGTTGTTTTGGCAAGACATGGCGCGAGTTAGCACTTAGAACTGGTTGGCATCATGGTTCAGCTTCTCGCACACTTTCTATTCTTCATAAAGAGGGTTATATCGTGCGCTTAAAAGAAACGCGCGATAACTGCGCTATTTATGTTGCCCCAAATTGCGTTGATGGTCGAGAGATTGCTCAACGCAAAGTAAAAACTTGCAAGAATTGCGGGCATAAACTCTAATGGCGAAATGCTCTATGTGTGACGCGGCAAATAAGAAACTCTATAAAGGCGACTACTTAGACTTTCGGGTTTATGTTTGCAAAGTATGTCTAGTCAATTACGAAATAGAATTAAAGGAGTCAGCATGAAAACTGGTTATGAAGATGACTGGGAAAAGTGGAACGAGATGATGTATTGGGAAGATTTACGGGATGACGAAATGCGCTACCAAAAGTTTAAGCACGATTTACTCATGTCTCGTATCGGCTGGACATTTGCTTGGGCAGCAATTGCTGTAGCAATCTTTATCGGTTTTACGCGCTGGTGAGCGAACCCGTGAAGCGTTGTGTATGTGGTGCTTGGTACTACCAAGGAATGAAATGTAACTACTGCGGAAGGGATAACGATGGCAATTCTAACGCCAGAGAAAGTGGAGCAACGATTAGTCGCTCTGAGTAAAGAAATAGATAACGCGCACCATGACTTGGTGGAAGCAGAGAAGGAATATCACCTAGCCTTCGGTGCTTACCAACTTGGGGTCGCTAAGGTGCGGTTGAGTTATCGCGGTACGGATACCAAAATGCGCGTTCAAGAAGTAGAGGACTCGGCTTTGGTAGCCAACGAAAGTGCTTTTCTCCGTCTTAATACGGCAGAAGCAATGGTTAAAGCAGCAAGAGCAAATGCTCAGAGGCTTCGCCAGCAGGTAGACATAACAA